ATGAGTGAAAATCAAGTAGCTACAAGCTTAAAAACAGTATTGGCAAATAACTATGCCTTATACCTAAAAACCCAGAACTATCACTGGAATGTAACTGGCCCAAACTTCAAGCCCCTGCATTTATTGTTTGAAGAGCAGTATAATGACTTATTTACAGCTAATGATGAGATTGCTGAGCGTGTTCGTACGTTGGGAGAAAAGGTGCCAGCTACATTTGGTGTTTTTAGCGATTCTGCAAGCATTAAAGATGGTGATGAAAATGCTGACGCTGCATATATGGTCAAAGAATTAGCTGATGATCAATCTGTGATGGTTGCATCATTAAAAGATGCTCTAAAAGCAGCACAAGATGCAGATGACGAAGTTACAATCGGCTTAGTCACTGACCGCATGGGAATTCACGAAAAAGCAGCTTGGATGCTGAGAAGCAGTGTTTAAGAATAGTTACCTGTATTATAGTTAAACATTTATGGGGCTAGATCTGTTGTATTGCATCAGCATTATAAATTATTAGCTTATATAAAGCCTAACCTCAGCTTCCCTCCTTCTTGCCAGCCCCTTCAGCTTTCTACCACCAGCCCATACCCAGCGCATGAGCTGCTCGGATACTTCGTTATGTTCTTCGCGGTTGACCTTGCGGCGAAGGGTGGAGCGCTGGAGCGCTCCGGAGCCGAGATTGAAAGTGAAGGATACTAACGCATCAAATTGCCCATCGGTAAGCGGCGCATTGATCAGTCGCAGGACAGCTTGTTCTGCATATAGCACGTCTTTGATAAGCAATGCTTCCCCAGCTTCAGGGCTTATGCCATTTTTGAACATTTCGGCTTCCCCAGCGCGTAGTAAATGTCCATAACCGATAGTCGGCAGACCTGCAGCATCGAGATATATTTCAGGCTCAAAACCCTCAAAACGCTTTATAAGGTTGATTCCATCTTGCGTGACATGTCTCATTTGCCGCTCCGCACTTTACTCATCGCACGTTGCCCGAAATAGAAGCTAATAATGCCAGCGAAGATTGCCTGATCCTCAACGCTCCATAGGATATCCATGTGCCATGGCAGAGGGTTACCGAGATCAACCATGCCGAATTGCATGCATTTGATAACGAAATATAAAAGAAAAAAGGCATAAGCCAGCACTGGTCGTACCGTTCCATTAAGTGCATCCACCCATTTAATGCCGGAATAGTAGGTTTTATACAGCGCTCTGGATTCAGAAATATCGGCCTGGGCGTTAATTTCTTCCAATCGCTGCTGATGGCCTTGTGATGCCTGGGCCATCTGCATTTCTAAAATAACCAGCTCATGTTTGCGATCAGCAGAATCCCGCCAGATCTTCAACAAATCAGGAAATGCCGCACCCATAAAACCGATAAGTGATCCAAGTAATGTAATCATGGTTATCCTCCGTGTACGAGTTGTTTAATGCCTTGCCACAGAGCAACAAGAATACCTGTGATAACGGCGGTGATGGCAGAACGCTTGCCCCATTTGAGAACCTCATCAGATCCGGTGCGAGACTTTCGTAAATACACCATGTCTGCCTGCATTCCGGTTGGATCGGTGGTATCAAGGCCATGTTTTGTTAGAGCATCATCAATGCCTTCGCTCACCGCTTCGCGGATAATGTCTTTTAAGTCATTGTCATTCATGTTGTTAACTCTCCTAATATTTCGTTTTTAAGGCGTGTGGAATAATATTTCAGGCCAAAGATATGGCCGAAGAATTGCTGAGGGAACGCGGCGGTAAGGCCGATTCTTAGAGTGTTCAAAGTAACTGTTGGCAAAATTACAGATGTATCGGTCGCTGGAGTTATTCCATTCACTGCAGAAGCGGTATCATTCTCTTTGTAGGGCAGAGCTGCTTTTACAGGAGCATTGTCACCGCTCACAGCACCTTCAAAAGAATACTCCGTAACTCCATCAGTGCGAACAATACACACTGCGTTAGAGTCATTGTCAGGCTTGGTATGAATCGCGATTCTGTTTGTGTCATTGCTGCCATTATCAACTTGAACAATGACGCCATAAGCTGTGGATGCTGCCCCAATTTTCTGATAATCAGCATAAAAGCTTCCTTCAACTGGATTAAACCAATCGGATGCTTCTATATTATTAATAGTACAAATATCAGCAGCACGGGTAACTGCAGTAGTGGTGGTTGGAATAAATGAAGTAGCAAAATCATCCTCTTCAAACTGCCCTCCATATAAACCAACTCCGTTTATACCATCTCCTGTAGTAACGCCGCTGCCGCCTAATGCTGATAAAAAATACCCCTCTACAATTGCTGATGTAGAAGAAGCATCAATATAACATTTGTTGGCAATACAGCGATACCAACCATTACCTATATTCTCAGTTCTAACACTCTGAACAGTTCCGGTTCCTCCCTCATATTTATGTATCGTTCCATTATCCAAATCTACCTGAAACCCAACACGGCCTGACCAGTCACTATTGCGAATGGAAAAATGAAAATATCGGTTATTAATACCCAATCCATTACGCTTCATAAAAATAGAAATGCTACAAGTAGCACCAGCTGCTATAGCTGGAGAGGAGGCAGCTCCCAACCAATGAGTGCCTGCAGTATTATCAGCAACTAAATGTGCGGCATTAGTAGTGCCATCAGGGCTAGTAATTGCATTAATATTAAGTGTGTTATTACCAGCTTTTGCCCATGTACTAAGGTCTGTAGCTTGAATAAATTTGTTTGTCCTCGCCCCCTCAATCATAAGACCACAAAGGCCGTTACCATCGGGCAAATAATCAATTCGCGGTATATCAGGGGTGGCTGTTTGTAAAATGCCGTCTGCATCAAAATATGTTGCAGAAGATGTGCGAGTAAAATTAATGACATCAGAAAAGAAACTACCATCCAACAAAGTTATTTCGCTTGGTACTGATAAGACTTTTCTGAATTCCTGCGCTAAAGAGTCATCAAAACTATTCTGATATCCATATGCATTTGCCATAATTGTCTCCTACCAATTCCAAGGGCCACGGGGCTGTAGATATTGCATCGTGGTGCGGATTACGCCGCCAGTGAAGTTCGCACCATTGGCTGTAAGGCGCACTGCGGTGTCTGAATAAAAAGCAGTTGGGCCGATGATGCCGATATTGGTGGAATCCTGCCCAATGCCGATTGAGCCACCGAATTTGCTGGTTTCTGAAGCTGTTCCGACATTAAACGATGTTGCGCCAGTCACAGCAGTTAGCACGCGCACATTGACGGTGAACAGAATGGAGCGGTTTGGGATAGTGATGGTGGTATCTACGAATGCGCCAGAACTTACCGCCACATCTTCCTGTTTATGCCCAACGCGCAAATATTCGCCTGTGTCCTTCATAATCAGACCGAGGGGTATCCAGCCAGAATCATCGTAAGTCATACGGGTGTCGAGCGATTCCACCACCGCATCCATCCATTTAAATGGCGTGTAAAATACCCAGCCACCTGTGAGATATTGTGCCAGCGCATTTTCATTGCCGACAAACACACCAGAGGGCGATGTGCCAACAATCACCAGATCACCCACCGCAGGACTACCCGGTGGTGCATCAGCTATTTCGGAAACTACAGGTGTGATGTAGGCATCAAGGCGGTTTAACCCCTCATTATGCGTGACTTCTTTTTGGGCTTGGCTCGTGACAATATACGGCAAGCCCAGCCTTCCGGTCTGGGACATGATGTTCTCCTAGTTTTAGTGATTAAATAGTTGCTTCTGCAGCGTAGCCTCGACCCACCACAGCCGAGAGTTGGTAAATTTTTACATCAACACTGCTTTGTGTTGATCCAAAGTCGGTGGTTTGTTCGGCGGCGCTATAGCTGGCAGTTGGGTTGGTAACTTCAATAGTTCTCACCACATTGCCACCATCGAGGATATCCACCTCATAGGCTTCGCTTTCTTCGCCCAGAGGAATTCCAACCCCATCGCGCCATTCACCGTCTACGCGAGATCTGCGTATCCAGCCTATGGTGAGATTTTCCGAACCATCGCGGTTAGCTGTTGCATGCACCGGAGCGAAAGGTTTTAGGTTGCGCCCGGTGTATGTGAAAGCTTCTTCACCTGTGTTGCCTAGCGAATTTCCCACGCTCACCGTTTTATAAAATAGCTCCCGCCCAATCAGGTTATTGGCAATTGCCGTGGTGTAAAGCGCTGGAGTCATCAGCACGAATCGATCACCTGCAGCATGGCCATCAATTGCCCATTCCGTTCCTTGGCGACCGCGCAGTAACTGTGTCAGCTTGTAGGTGCTTTCACCTATAAGCTCGGCATTTTGGAACTGTACCAGTTCATCGCCGATTAATGCCGCATTCGTACCGTTAAACACGGCCAGCTCATTGACCGAAGCCAAGCTGCCGGATGTCAAAATTACCTCCACCTCATTGACGGTATCCCATGTTTCAAATGGGCCTGCAGGCAAGTTAGTGATGATCGTGCCAAAAGTTGCAGCACCATCCATTCCAGCCAGAACGTTGAACGTATTGCCACCAGCTTCTCCTCCATCATCGGAGCGGTATATTGCTGCGCCGTTCCAGTTTGCACCATCGGCAGCAACGCCAATTCTAAGTAAGCCTTGGTTGCTACTTGTATCTGTTGGTAATGGCGGGGCATCCACAAATTGTGTAATCGTATCTGGCACTAACACTGGCGGTGTGATGTTCGATGATGTTTCGCCCGGAGGCGTATAAAAATCATAGGAACTGATATTTTCAGTCGTAGCGCTTATTTTCATCACGCCGTTGGCTTCCATATCCGTTTTCACCACTCGCATTTCATGCGCTACGCCGGAGACAGTCACGGTAATCACATCGGTTGGCTCAATCCGTACATATTTTGGAGGTAGCTTGAACTGAAAACTAGTGCGCTCCTTCCATGCGCTGTAAAGCGTCACATCGGCGATTTTCTTGGCCTGTGTTGCGCCGATCACGATTGGCAGATTCATGGTCACCTGATCTACCGCTTTTACCGTCTGGCGCTGTGAGGTTTGCGTTACCGGGTCATAGTTGAAAGGCCGATCAATATAGGTGACATTCACCCGCTGCGGCAATTCCAACTCCTGCGCTCGGACGATTTCCAAAACATCCTGCACATCCTTTTTCTTGGATGGAATCAGATCATCTTCCGGAACAGCTTTGACGGATTCATTGCCACGCGGCACGCATTTCAAAATGCCATCACTTTCCACCACATCGAAGAAAAACGAAGTGGTGAGATATTCCAGCGCATTGCGAACGGTAATTGGGCTGCTAAGAATAAAACCTTCCACCGTATCAGTGAGGCGAGTTACATCGTAATCGGATGCGCTCAAACCAGCCGATTGAAATAACTCCGCCACGATTGCGCCCAGCGTAGAGTTGCCGAGTTTGCCTTGCACCCAATGGCCTGTGGCCCACAAAATGGAATCTTGCCACACTCCTTCGAGATCTGGCCAAAAAGAAAATGGCCTCGCATCATAGCTCCAAATAAAACGGCGCGGGATAAGGTTTGCATTACCAGCCTCTAGGCTGCGATTTTCCAAATAATCCAACGTGGCATTAAGCGCTTCACGTTGCGCCTGAAAGTCCACACGCCCCTTGCTTCCACGCGGGAAGAAACTCTCGCTGGAAGTGGGGTCATAAAATACATTGGGCTGGTTAGCACAGCCATCAACACTTGGAAAACCAAACTCCGTAAACCACACAGGTTTCATTTTGGCAGTCCACGCCGTACCGCTCATATCAGGATTGGTGTGAGTGTTTCCCCACCAATACTCCAAGTTTTTCCATGCGTAAGTAGCATCACCACCATAGCTGGTTTTTCCTGTGCGATTGACGGAATCCGTATAGTAATAATCCCAGCCTTCGCCAGATTCCCAGCCATCAGTAATGGCTTGTTCATCAATTTGAATCTGCGGCAGATCTTCGGTAATTGGGAAATAGCTATCGATTCCAACGAAATCAATATTCGCTGAAGCCCATAGTGGATCAAGGTTAAACCAGCCACCAGTAGAGTGATATTCGCTCCAATCTGCTGCATAGGTAATCTGCGTGCCAGCGCCCATAATGGTTTTTACAGTTGCAGCCAGCGTTACTAATTGATTCACCGCAGGATAATTCCCCGGCGTATCGGTAAATCCTGTCATGCCGATTAGCTCTGAGCCAATCACAAATGCATCTACCTTGTTTTTCACCAGATTGGCATAATGGGTGATAAACGCGTTATAACCATCAGTTTTGGTGAACCAGTTATTGGCATCAGTGGCATTGGCAGGCACAATACGCCCACGCCATGGCTTCGGTATTGGTGTAATCGTATCCACAAACGGCATTGGATACAGCATTACATTCAGCCCACGGCTTTTTAGCTCATCGCAGATCTGCACCACCGTGTGATCAGATGGAGTACCGCCGTAAGTTGGTGTTTCAGGGTCAAACTTTAATACGACTTGTGCGGTGCTACGAGTGAGTCCTGCCACACTCCAATCAGCAGGCAGAACCTGCGTTGTACCTTGAAACTCCACCTTTGGGATAATCGTGCAAGTCCCCGCATCAGTGCTTGTTGCAAACCACGTCACGACAACCGCCACCCATTCAAGGTTTGGCAAAACATCGAGCATTTGATCAACGGCTATAACCACGTCAGCTTTGCCATCGTAATTATGCATGTTGATGTAATTTTTATCGTTTGAAGGTGTAAAAGTACCGCCGACAAATGAACCATCTTGCTTGGTTTGCACATCTGTGCCATACACCATTTCACCCGCACCTGGGATCATAACGATGTCTTTGATTTTATCTTCTACGCTGGGTGTAAATTTCACCGAGCGGCGCACCTCAAACGTAAAATTAGGGATGCGATTGCCATATTCTGCCAGCGGAAAATCCTCAATCACGACATAGGCCATGCCGCGATAAGCAGGGATAGTGCCGCTATCCAGATATTTCGCTATGATATCATCGGCCAGCTGATCTTCTGTGCCAAGATGGACGTTATATTTACCTTGGGCAGATGACAGCACATCTTCTGTTAAAACTTTGCTATCTGCCCAGACGCGGATCACTTCATCAACTGTGCCCTCGCAAATGGCAATAGCTAACGTGACCACATATTCATAAGTAACGGTGGTTTGGCTGGTGGTAGTTTTGCCGCCACCTCCTTTGCCACCGCCACCAGTTTGAGTGCTAGTTTTCTCGGTTTTGATTTCCTTGATATCGGTTGACCAGATGACATTGCCCGATAGCCGCATAGTGCCATAGACTTTTGATATCATATTGCCATAAGTAGATGTTTGCGCTCGAAGGTCAGCAAGGCGTGGGCCTTCTTGGGTTGGGAGCTGCACACGATGGTTTTTGGGAAAAAATACACCCGCAGCCATACTGCCAAGGTTTGCACCCATCATGGCGCCAGCGGGGCCACCCAGCACAAAACCAACAGCGCCACCAACTACAGGTAATACAATATCAGCCATATTTTTTACTTAATCGATTTGAGTTGTTTCTTTTTAAAGCGATAAACATGGGTGAGCATCTTCACCCACGCCATTGAAAGTGGTTGCTCTACCACCATTCCAGCACTGGAATTGCAATGAATCAGTCCGGGGCCACCACTTGGATATTGTGTGAGCAATCCCACATGCTGTGGGTCACGGAATGTCTTGAATAGCAGCACATCACCCACCGCCATTTTCTCTATCGGCACTTCACGCAAATGTTTTTGAATACTACCTATCAGCCGACCTTTTTCAGGATACATAGAGTAGTTGGTTTCATCGGCACAAACGAGCGAGTTGCCATCACCATCCTGAATCCCCAGCTCATCAATGATGCCGATAATCAGCCCGATGCAGTCCACACCGCCATGACCATTAACCGATTTCTTGAGTCGCCCTTGATGATGGTAATGTGTGCGAAGCCACGTTCTTGCCTGTGCCACAATTTGCTCTGATGTAATGTTACTCATTATCCATTCCTGTTAGTTTTGTCTAAAGTGCCTGCTGTGGTCAAAAGCTTGTCCACTCCTGGAACATCTGGTTCACCACGAAAATTAATGATATTGCTGAATTTGCTCTGGCATGTTTCGCGGGTTTTATCGCAGCCAGCAATGATGTCGAAACCATCACCCACCTGAATGCTCTTGCCCATCGCCAACGCCAGCACCACCTGAGTGCTTGCAAACTCCTTCACCTCCATGCGGCGACCATCATTGTTGCCTGATGTCCACGCCACTTCGCCGCCTGTGTACCAACCAGCGGCTTCCGTTAAAACGGTGGCTTTAAATGTCTGATTATTAGTAATTTCGGTGACTGTTGCGGAAACGGTAAAACCAGCCAGCGATACCTTGCAGCGACCATCACCCAATATTGCTCTGCAGGATGGAGAGAAAACTTCGCCAATGGTCTGGCTTAGATGCTGCGTTAAGCCACGCACCTCTGCCTGAAACATCTGTTGGTTAATTGTGACCTCACCAAGATGACCGCGTTTGACCACCATTTTTCCCTGCGTGAGATCTTCGTAATTTACCACGAATATTTCAATCTCGGCATAGTCATACAGCCCAGCCAGCAGTTCTTCCTCGGTAATCTTGGATGCAAAGGTCTGACCTTCCACATCGAGATTATCCACGCTCATGTTGGATTTATTTTCCACTGTGGTGGGCGTAAATCCAGCAATAGAATCATAATCAACACTATCAAAAGTGATCGGCTGATCATGGTCAGTAAAGCCCAGCTCCATGCCATCTGTGCGGGTGATGTGCCAGCAAGTCGCAAGTGTCGTCAGACCGCCAGCAAAATGCGCTTCTAATTGTGGGGAGATAATTCTCATATCCGCACCTCAATCAGTGGGATACTGCTCCAATTTCCTGCATCAAAACTATCCATAGAGATAGCCATTTCATCCGTATCAAAGCGCACAGGCACATCAAATTCAAAGTCAGCGCTGATTACTTCACCACCAGCTGGAGCAGTATCAAACGTCACAATGCCTGTGGTCGTATCAACTGTCACACCGCTGGCCTGCAGCACTGCATCCACATAAATATCAACCGTACCAGCCACTGGTTTGCTGATCGTGCGGGAAACGGCAACAGAGCCACTGGTATAGAGCTTTACCAACTGAAAATCAGTGGTGCTATCATCACCTGTGCCAATCCCAATATTTTCAGCGCTATAGTCGCTCCAATCTTTAAAGCGAAAGCCCACCGCCTTACCACGCCGCGCACGAAAGAATGCAATCAACGCCTGCCATTGTGTTTCGGTTTTTACGCCTGAAGCCACGTTATATTTGGCGCTAGATTGCGACCATTTGCTGTTTCGCTGCTCATAGCCAGAAACGGTAGCCACCACATCTGTTAAGAACATAGGGCCACCATTTGCGCCGTAGCTGATATCGCTTGGAAATTGTACTTCTTCAAAACTCATAGATTCCTCCTTGCTCGATCAATTGACCGTGCCATATCTGCTGCTATTTGGCTTTGTGATTGCCGGAAACTCTGCACATCCGGAGTTTGCACATTCATATTTATGGTAACTGGCGATCCACCTGCTCCGTTTGGTATAATGTTAAGTGGAGAGCTGCCAGCAAAGGCCAGTTCTGGACCACGTTCACCCACCACACCGAATTGACCGGGCTTGAGCTTTCCACCATCAGCAAAAAAGCCTCCGAAGAGGCTTGCTGCACCGGAAATTAGGCTACCAATTCCGCTGCCACCTCCACCGCCAGAGCCACCGAATAAGCCACCAAGAGAACTCATTAAGCCACCGATTAATCCGCCTTCACCACCGACCCCAAGTTCTTTCATAGCGGTTTTGAGCAGCATCTGATTAATGTCGGATAGGATATTTTTTGCCAAATCACCAAAGCCGTTAAACTTTCCGCCAACCATATCAAGAGACTCAACTAACCTACCTTCAATAGATTCTCCCAACCGTTCAAAGTCTTTATTGATCTGATCGGTGGTTTTCTTTGATTCGTTTTTCAGTTTATTATTTGCATCATCTGTTTTTGAAGGACTGCCTTGCTGTCCCGCTGAAGGCTTTTTAAATAAATCATTCAAAGCACCTGCTTTCTTGGAATTAGCTTGCACGATTTTATCCGCAGCAGCTCCGATCTCGGCATCGATTGCAGCGTTAAATTCGCGTGCTTCAGCCAGTGCTTTATCAAAGGCATTACCCATTGCATCTAGCAATCCAGTTTCCAGAGCAGCGCGGGTATTTTCAAATGACACACCACCCAGCGGATTTTCAATAAAAGCAGCTAAATCTTTCCCCAACGCTTCAAATCGATTCGAGATTGCATCACCAAAGGCGTTAAAGGCATCACCCACGCCTTCAAATACAGCAATAAATAGCTGTCCGAATTTTACCACTTCGCCAATAAGGGCTTTAAAACCCAGCTTGAACGGCTCAATTGAGTTAGTGATCTGTTCTGCCAGCCACTTGATACCGTTAGCAATGCCTGTCAATATGGCAGTTAATCCAGCGTCACCAATGGCTTTCACCAGTTTAGAGAATCCATCCCCCATATTAGAAAGTGCTACATTCAGCGTATCGGCTTGTTGTTCTATTGCTCCAGCAAATTGCACATCACCAATGGATTTAAGATAGGCCTCGATCTCCTTGGCATTTTTACCCACCGTGGTGCTGATATCTTGGAAAGTGAAAGTCACCTGATCGCCTTGGCTTTTGGATTTGATACCAAATTCCTTCAAGCGTTCAAATTCTCCAGTCGCAGCATCCGCCACCGCTTCGATCATCTGATTGAGGCTTTTACCCATCGCCGTGGCAGTATTACCGTAAGAGGTTAACGCCTCAGCAGATGGTGTTAATCCCAGCGCCTTCAGCTTGATAAATGCATCCGTTACTTCCTCTAATTGGAACGGGGTTGTGGCGGCAAAATCCTGAATAAAACCAAATGCTACCGCCGCTTTATCAGCCGAACCGGTGATAGTACGCAAGCTCGCTTCCAGCTTTTCGAACTTGGTGATGGTATCAGTGATCTGCTTGCCAACAAAAGCCGTTGCCATCAGCCCACCAATTTTACTCAGACCACTACCAAGTTTGCTAAAACGCCGATCCATATTGCCAACGCCCTGATTAATCTGGGTGAAGGTTTTTTGCGTCTTATTGACAGCGCGTATGGTGAATTTTGCTTCAGCGAACCTTGCCATGGTGTTTACTCATTTGCTCTTGTTGGATTTCAAAATAGGCGACCCATTCCATAAATTGCCATGTGGTCATCGCCTCTATTTCAGCCAGAGGGCGACCAAGGCGACAGGCCAGTGCTAACTGGTTTCTGCGGAAGGGGTCGCGCCGGAGTTTCCCTTGTGCGTCTCCGTGTCACCGAAAAAATGAGCTTCGATCTTTTCTGCGATACAAGAAACCACGCGGTAGTCAGCTTCCTGCATTAATTTGTCACGGTCAGCGATGGTAAACAGGCGTTTGCCATCCTTATCCTTGGCTTTCACCACGATGATGTTGGCAGCTTGCTCGATGTTGCTCGCCTTTTTACTGGCGACTTTGCCTATCATGTTGACTTCAGCCATAGTCATGGGCATCACATGAATTTCTAGTGGCCCATTGTCATCACCCCATTCAGGAACGGATATAACTAGCCTCTCCTGCGATGCGTAATGAGCAGTAGCACGATTAATAACACTCATAATCTCCTCCTATATAACGGTTGATTCAGTTAATGCGCCTGTTCCAGTAAAGCTGAAACTGGCTTCCACAATGCCGTCAAACGAGGCGTTGTAAGAAATAGACGTGATGATCGCATCGCCTGTCCAATAGGTGTCACCACTAGTATTTCCTTCCGGATAGAGATTGAGCGTCACTGTGCCACCAGCACTTAATGCACCCTGTCCAAGCGTATCGGTTTCATCCCAGAATCCATCAAAACTGCCAGACCATCCTTTGATGGTGGCCTGATTTTTTCGCCATGATGTTCCGATGATGGACGCATCCACCGTGTCACTGGTGATTTCCAGCGACCATGATTTAATTTCTGCGACTTGGTCTGATCCAATAAAGACCTTTCCTTCGCTGCCTGCGTGTGTAGCCATAATAATTCTCCTAGTTTGGTTAGATTAAAATATCGGGGGTGGTTTCCTTGACCGTGTACAGCACTGAGAATGTCAGCACTGCCACGGCAATTGGCTTTTCTCCATCATCGGAGAATTGCGTTTCGGTAGTATCAAGCGCAGTGTCTTTGACCAAACCACCAAGGCTCGGATCAGCAGCTATTAACTGCTCAACCTCCAACGCCAGCATGTCAGTATCCTGATCAATATTGCCGCGAGATTTAACGTAGGCCTCCACCGTCACCATCAACTCCCGATGTTGAGTGCGAGGGCGGGACATGGATTGCTCACCCACCGTTTCCATCTTGGTATAGACCAGCAATGCCGGAAGCTTGGGTTCAGCAATCGGATAAACCCGTGCTTCAAAAACATTGCTGCCAGCGGTGGTATTGCCCGTTAGCAAAGCCAGCACTGCTTGCCTGATTTGTGTTCTTGCATGTGTCATAATTTTTCCAATGTTAATTCGGTGATGCCTTCATTGTCTGGCCGGATGACGGCGACTTCATAAAGTTGGCTATCAATGGTGAACTGATCACCAACCTGAATTTCGGCAACATCGATGGTACGCACAGATAGCACCGGATTAGTCACCACCACATCCACCGTTTCACCGCCAGTTAGCTCGGTAAATTCCTGCAACATTCCAGAAATAACGCGAGGCACACCCATAGAAGGCGTATAGGTGACCTCGCGCCCATCCAATGTTTGCAGAAGCGATAAATCTCGCTCTTGCATATCCTCGATGAAAGTCATTACAGACCTACATTGAGCAGGATTTTAACATTGGCATCACCGCTTGCTGCAGCGTCAGCCGCTACACCAACCAATGTGTTGGCTGTTGCAGTAGTGGTTAGCTTGCTAGCAGCACTATCCCAATAAAGCTTTGCACCTTGCGTTACCGCTCCAGTGGCCTTTGGAACAGAAAAAACACCAGAAACATGTACTGCACCTGTTTTTCCATCGGCTATATTGGTTTTTGCAACACCTCCAATGACACCGATTACAATAAACTCTCCTGATACCAAACTGGAACCGGAAGGTGTGTAGTTGAGGGCTTTACCCTCTTGAACATAGTTAGTAGCCATAAGATTTACTCCTTAAAGTTAGATATAAAAAAAGCGGCCTGAAGCCGCTGGTTAGTTAGGTTTTTAGTTGGGTTTATGCGCCGGGGTTTTTATACATGGTACGGAATTCAAGAGGCGCTGCTGCAGCGTCAATCCGTACTTTGTATTCTACGCCATCAATCGTCCAGCCATCTTGCTGGTCAAGGAATGGAGCAGCGATACCATCGAGATAACCCACCTCAATCGTATCAAACACACCAGCATCAGCCAGCAGATACCACGCTGTGAGCGAAGCGGCATCCAACCGTGCATCCACCACCACTTCTGCAGCATTACGCACCGGGTTCGGCTTTTTGCTGTTAGTTTGGCTAGGATCAGTTTCAGATGCCATTAACACACGAGCCGTATCTTCCAACGCGGCAGGTACAAGCAAGAATGATGGGCGAATATTTAATGTCGCATCACCATCTTTTTGTGTCCGCATCACTTTGCGACCTGTTCCCACTGTTGCTGCCGTTGGAGCAGCGCCAGAGCCAGCCAAGTTGCTATGATTAGCGTGGAAAAGCGCATCACCATCACTCATGGCTGGATTGCCATTGATAACAGCAAACACCAAATCGCCCACAGTGCGTGCCGCAGCGCGACCCATCTTGCGAGGAATTTCGGTAAATGCCGAAAGGTCATCATTGATAATGGCCTGACGCGAAATACTGAACAATTTGCCATAAGTGGCTAACTGAATCGGCTCTGCGCGTTCACCAAATGTGCCATGCTTGTATTCACCGCTTTCAGGGATTTCATCCAGCGAATCAAACGTACCCAGCCCAACGCGGCTATGCTGTTTGAAGTCCGATAGGTTTCCTGAACGGGTAAAGCTAGGGAAAACTTCTTCCGATTCATCATACCCACGCAACATGGCTTTACGCGCATTGTTTTCCAGAATTTTTGGAAAATCACTGGTGGAATGCGTAAATGCACGCCCAACCATTTCGCGTTTATCCATGTGATCGGTACGAACTCCCTGCAGCTCCAGCGATTTACGCGCCATTTCCAGCAAGGTGAACCCAACCAGTTCAGTTGGCTTTACATCCGCGCCAGCAATACCCGCACGATAGGCAATCGCATCTTCTGCAGCGCGGCTGAACTTGTCATGTTCAGAGTCGCCCATCTCAATACGCGCACCATTTGCAGCAGGCTGTTCCTTGCTACCGATAGCCTCCAGCAGCAATTTGCGTGCCTCGTTACTATCAATTTCTGGATCATCCAAGCATTGATCTCGCACTGTGCTATGATCATCGTGACCTTTAAACAGACCGCGAATTTCAGTGCGGCGTTCTTTTTCAAGCTCCAGTGCGCGTGTTGCACCTTCACCTTCTGCCGTTTTGCGTAAAGAATCGACATCAATATCATCCTCTTTACACTTGGGCGTTTCCTTTATTTTGTCGGGCATAATAGTCTCCTTTGGGTTAGGTTGGGGTTGAGTGCAGAGGGTTTCTTCCTCCAATTTCCGACCAACCCCAACAGTGGAGTCGGCGGGAATATCGACCAGAGAAATTTCCATCGGTGTCCAACTGGTCACACGATATGTATCGGGCATTTCCTGATGTTCTTCTTCGAGCTTCCGCTCATTAATTTTGTAAGAAACTGAAACGTTACGCAGGATGCCGTCTTTCACATCTTGCCAGATTCCAGCAACTTCATCTCGTTTGCTGATGCGAACTTCTGCATGACCACGGCCATTTTCCAGCCATGCACGTTCCACCACACCGATGCGGTTTTCTCGTTCAGAGCGATCATGGTTATAAAGCAGCGGGGCAGAGCTATTGAGACGTTCCAGATCAACTTCCGACTTCTCATGCCCCAGCACCTCAATCCATGGCTCACTAAAAAAGCTGTTTCGTGCAACAGGTTCTTCAGAAGAAAAAGAAAGCCGCACGAGGCGGCTGTTTTCATCAATGATAGATTCACGGGTTAGGTCAATCGTCCGTGTCAGCATCTCCGGACTTGTCCGTTCCGGGTTCGTCTGGTTTTTCTTCATTTTCTTGCTCATTGGATTCTCCTTGGGTTTTGTTGGTTGATTGGTTGGATGCGGCAATATTGCCAGTAGTGAACGTAAGCCCGGCTTCTTCGTCTTGCTCTCGTTCCTGCTTGATCTGATCGTAGGTGTTTTGCGGGTTACCACCGCGCTCACGGATACTTTGAGAGCGAGCTTTGAGTCCTGCTGCAATCGCTTTTTCCTCAGCAACCACTTCTTTTTGCGGGTCAATCCATGGCATCACTGGCCCTTGGAACGTAGCCTTTTTCAGCGTGAGCTGGCTTACTTCACCTTTTGGCACTTTGAGCTGCCCTGATAGAACCGCCATTTCCACAAACCGTTCCCAAATGGGCCGCACGCAACGCTCGGTGAAATATTCACGCAACACCGCATAATGCACCGACTGCTCCACCAGCTCTTGGCGCTGTGAGGAGTAAGTACCGCGATAATCCTTGGCAATGGATGAATAGCCAGTGGATGTTCCAGCTGCCACCGCACGCAATTGCCCATTACGGAATTGCTCCAGCATGGCATTGGGGCGGTTACTATCGATCATACCCACTTCTTCACCGGGTAGCAGATTGTCAAAAATCATGCCCGGCTGCATCTTCATCAGGCGATTTCCGGCACTATCAACCTGTACACCAGAGGATGGACCATCGAGTGATTTACGAACATAGGCGCAAATGCTGGCAGCAACTTTTGCCGCTAACCGCTCGGAAAGCTCATAATCCTTGATATCCTCCATCCGCGTTAGAACAGATGCAAAAATAGAAATGCCGCGTGTCTGGCTGATACGCTTGGCAATTTTTAGATGGATAATCTTTTCTGCCGCATGACGCTTGGTATCTTGCCGTGTCACCAGCGTATGCATATCACCGGGATGCTCTTTGTAGAGGTAGTAAGCACGCGGTTTGCGCCATGCGTTCTTTTCCACGCCATGAATAATGCGCTTTTTCTTATCATTCAGTTCAAATGGCAGAAAATCTGCTTCAATCATCTCCAGCGAGTAAGGAACAAGTGTACCGTGATCAATTGATTTACTCGTACCTTCAATATGTTTGACCAGCACTTCACCATCACGAAACCAATGTCGCGCCAGCAAGCGCAGCATGTGATTCCAGTGATGTTCCCATGTGACTTCGGGAAAACGCGTCCATTCTTCCCATAATTCTATCAGTTGATCATTGATCGTTTTTGCCAGCTCACCGTTCTTGAGCTTCACTTGTGGTTCAACATTGATGCCACGTCCCACCACGTTATTGACCAAGCAATCCAGCACGCCACCAGCCAGATCATGGTTTTCATCCAAGTGCCGAGCCTGCAAACGCAAAGATTCCCCGGCACGCTCCACGATTGCATCACCAGAACCCGCATCGGTTTTGGTTTTACGCAAGCGGGAGGGCTGGGCTGCTTCATAGGCACGTTGGGCTTTGAGGACTTTACGAGCGGTATCCCGGCGCAGAGCTGCTTCCGGCGATATCGCCTCAATTGTTTTATCGATAATATTAGACATCTGAAAAATCCGCCAATGCTGCTTGTTGATTTTGGTTTGCTGATTGGAGAGTGGCAACGCGCCGCTCCCAATATTGAATCTGCTCTCTGATTTCCTTGGCATTTGCCAATGTCAGGCTGCGCCCATTCATCGTATAGCTTTGGCCTTTCGCCACTGCTAAATCTGCCGCAAGCCATGCATCAAATGCCGCCTGCGCCTGTGTTAATGTCAGTGCCATGATTTACCTCTTAGTTAAAATTCCAGTCTTCGTAGCCAAGCCATTCATTGGCTTGCCCTGTTTCAGTTTGTTGTTCTGCTTTGTGTTTTAGCCGTTCGCGTTCCTGCTCTTGTGCCAGAGCATCAAGATTAGGATTGAAAATGTGCAATGCTGCCAAGCCGTAAACGCGGCAATCCAACGCTTCATTGCGCTTGCCTTTTTTCAGTACCCACACGCGTGCGGGGTGGCCATTGACAAACTTGGTTTGAATGCGCTCTGAAGTTAGCTGCTTGAAATATTCCTCCGGATAATCCGAGGGAAAATGACAATAGCCCGCTCCCGGCGTATGAATTTTCAGCCGTGAGTAGATCATCTGTTTTGCCGTGTCTGTGCCTATAGAAAACAGCTTCACTCGCAATTTATTGTTGCGACTGAATTTGCTTACCAAAGGCTTACCAATTTGTGATGCACCTTTGATCGCGTACACCCGCTGATATTCTCGGTTTTTGCAATATTCATAAACCGTCTGCGTATGGTGACCGCCTGAATCCACAGAGGATGCCGCCACCGATAAGGTGCGCCCATCGCTTGTGTTAATTATTTGCCGAAGCACATTGTCTAAATCGTCCCACACTTTGCTTTGCGCCGGGTCGCCATGCAGAACATGATATTGCAGCGACCAACTTTCCTGCGCCAATCCCCAGCCGATGATTTCAAGCTCCAGCCGATCATCCTGCACATCCACGCCAGCCGTGACCACCACCACTCCTTCAGGTGCTACACGTCCCCAATTCTCCTTGCGTTTTAACAAGCCGGATGGGTCGATGCCCTCGGTTGCCTCCTTCCATGTTTCGCCGAGCGATGTATTAATCCATACTTTTAATGTTTCGGGCAGGCGCTTGGCTTTGAAGAAATTTTCCACCATCTCTTCCCATTTTACCCATGGGCTATAGAGTTCCGAAATGTGAAATCCCGCAATACCGTTAAACGCAGCTTCAGCCACCCAACCACCGTGAGCCAACATCCATATTTTATCGCTCTCATGTAGGTGCGCTTTGCAATGCTCACATTCGTAATAGGTCGTTTTTGGTTGCCGTTTCTCAAACTTGATCTGCGCCCATACCAGCACTTGAGTTGCACCACATTCAGGGCAAGGAACATAGTATTTACGCTGATCGCTTTGCTCATAACGTGCGGCAATCTTGCTTTCACCCTCATTGGTCGGGGTGGAAGCCGTAGCCAGCAGTCGATTCCAAAATGTCGTTGTACGCTTATACGCCAGCGAACCGGGATCACCTTCCGTACCAGCCGAATGCGGATAACGATCTTCTTCATCCAATAACACGATTCTGATCGGACGACTTGCCAGCGATGCAGGACTGTTTGCGCCAGCCATTGTGACGTGCCCACCGGGGAACTTCTTATGCAGCAATGTATTGTTACTACTGCGGCTGCGCGGATCACCGAATAATTCTGATAGTTCGTCTGTATCCCGAATCATCGGGGCAAGGCGGTCTTTGCTCCATGTTTCTGCCATATCCAACGTGGGCTGAATAAGCAGCATCGGCGATGGGTCTTGATGGATAAAATAACCGATGATGTTATTAAGAATTTCCGTTTTACCAATCTGCGAAGAGGTCATATACACCACCTCGGTCACGCCAGCTTCATTAACCGCATCCATCATCCCCCTTTGATACGGTGCGCGATCTGTTACCCATTTTCCGGGTTCGCTGCTTGCCTCCGGACTTAGTCTTCGATACTGATCCGCCCACTGGCTCACTGTTAGTTCCGGTGGCGGTGTCCACGCTTGCGTCACCGTCTTCAAGACCTTCGGATATGTCTTCATCGTCTGTGTCATAAGTAGCCAGCTCCGTTAACGCCTCCGTGATGGTGCGCTTTAAAAATTTCTCAATTTCGTGTGTGTCTTTTAAGTTAGAGATCTGGTAGGCGGTCTTGGTCGGCAGACCTAGCATCTTTGCTCGACATGCCATCACCATCGTCATCCAGTCTGATTCAACTCTCTCCACCGTCACCAGCTCGCCTGTGCGCTCCGCCAGCTCAATCTCTGCCATATCTGCCTGCGCTTTTAATAATCGCGCTCGTTCCAGATGCGTATCTTGCGGAGCAACGCCCTGACCAAACGCACGCTGCTGCAGATAATTAATGTAACTGCGAACCGAGCCAATCAGTTCATATTGGTTCTTTTCTGGCTTCGGGATAATCCCATCCCGCGCCAATTGCTGCACCCGGCGTTCAGATAATCCGAACAGCTTTGCGATGGTTGATACGGGATAGGATGTTGGCATATTAACTCACTCATTTTATTCAACTTTTCTCCTCACAATTGACTTGATTAAGCTCGTGATTGAAGCATTCATGGGTGTGTCCAAAGGGCAAAACATTAATCAAACCAAGGAGTTAATCATGACCAAACCTACCAAAACAAAAATTACCCAAAAGCCAACCAGCAACATGGTGCAACAGGATGCAACAGGATGCAACATCATGCGACACCGAGAAGCGCGAAACTAAACAATCGCTTATCATCGGCCAGCTCTCCCGCAAGGAAGGAACAACCATCGCCCAGCTAATGGAAGTCACTGGATGGAAGCCCCACTCAGTACGCGGCCATCTCTCCAACCTTCGCAAGAAGCGGGGATTCAAGATTGAAACCTTCACCACTAGCGAAGGAAAAAATGGCTACCGCATCCTGCAGGAGGCAGAAGAAAATCAGGGCGCGGAAGCTGCCTGACGCTTCTTTGTTATCGCCGCAAACGACTTCTTTTCACTGGCATGGGTTGCTTCATTGCCGGTGAACTCTTCCCAGCGCTTCACAATCACATCTACATAAATCGGGTCTAGCTCAATCATCCGCGCTTGGCGTTTCAGCTTCTCACAGGCAATCAGCGTTGTTCCCGAACCACCAAATGAATCCAGCACGATGTCACGGCTCTTGCTGGAGTTCTCAATGGCATGACACACCAGCTCCACTGGCTTCATGGTCGGGTGGAGATCATTAACTGTTGGTTTATCATGATGCCACAAATCACTTTGATTGCGGTCGCCACACCAGAAATGCTTGTTACCATCAGGCCAGCCATAAAGAATCGGCTCATATTGCCGTTGATAATCGGAGCGGCCCATCGTGAAATGATTTTTGCCCCAGATGATAAACGTTGACCATTTGCCGCCAGCATCGGTGAAGGCAGAAAATAGCGTGTGCAATTCCGAAGAGGACATACAAACATACATCGCACCCTTGCATACGCCCACCATGTGGGTGCAAGCATCGAGCAAAAACTTATGGAATTCATCACCAAGATTATCATTTTTAATTTTACGCTTATTGCCACGCACCGCATCTTTCATACTCTGACCATAATCGACATTGTAAGGCGGATCGGTAAACACCATATCGGCCAGCTCATCACCCATCAGCTTCTTCATGGTTTTTTCCTTGGTGCTATCACCGCAGATCAAACGATGATCGCCCAACAGCCACACATCCCCATCTTTGGAGACAGGAACTTCTGGCGCTTCAGGTATTGCGTCATCATCGGTTAACCCCTCCATCACAGCACCATCGAGCAACTCTTCCAGCTCAACAGCATTAAAACCAGTGAGATCTAAATCAAAGCCCAGCTCCTTCAAATCCCCCAATTCAATTGCCAGCAACTCTTCGTCCCACTCAGAATCTTCATGCGTGCGGTTATCAGCCAGCCTGTACGCCTTTACCTGCGCTGTTGTGAGGCCAGTGGCAATATGTACGGGTATTTTCTTTAACCCCAACTGTTGGGCCGCCTGTAGGCGCGTGTGCCCCGCAATGATAACTAGCTCCTCATCCACCACAATGGGCTGACGGAAACCATATTCTTTGATGGAAGCTGCAACTTTGACAATTGCCTTCTCATTTCGGCGTGGATTCCGCGCATACGGAACTACCCGTCCAATTTCTACCAGTTCTACTTTCATGTTCTTTCCTCTGATTGATTATGCGGGTTAGGAAACCCGCTTCTTTAGTCGGCGAAGCCGTTAGGCTCATTGCGTAGGACAGCAGTCCGAAGCAGGAGCGATTAAACAAAACTGATTCTGTGCATCCGGGCGTGCAAACGAAATGCTCGCAAATAGGCCATTTCGTTACATTGGACACTAAGCCTTTGATTTATAAAGATTCATACCCCGCCCAAACGAAACGAAATGCAAAGTTTCATTCTGTGCCTAGTAAAAAGCCGCGCCCTCGGCGTACCCGTAAGGGGGTGGCCGCCGGAGTACCTTTTTAAATCACCCCGATTCGGAGTGTGTGTTTAGCGGTTTTTTAGTCTGTGAATGTAGAAGGCAAGGTTGCGCGCGAACTCAATTGGAAATCGTTCACGTATCTTTGCCTGCATGATGGCATCGTTCTCACGCTGCCGAAACAACTGCATGATGCCGGGGCCATACAACTGCTTGAGCGGAGTACGCTTACCGCTCTTGCGCTGGTAAACAGTTGTCTTGCTCGACCCGCTGCGGCGCGGCGCAATAAATGCTTTGCTGTATGTGCGTGTCTTACCATACACCTTCACTTTGACCTGACCACGTTTACCACCCGGCTGTTGGGTTGGCTTCTTGCTGCCGACCACAAACTCAATCAACTGCAGCGCTCTGTCGCGTGCCACCAGCGTTGCCCACAAACGTTTGAAGGTTGCCTTTTGCGTTTGGATACGCCGCTTAACACCAGCCTGCCTGCTGTTCATCTGTGGGGCAATGTGCTTGGCGCTGGCAACCTTGGCGCTCTCCGCCACCCGATTCAGCATCCGCACAGTGGCCTGTGGCGCGACCTTAGTTTCAAGCGCGTTTAAGCTCCGCCTCAATTTCTTGAGGTCGTGCTGTACTGTTACGTCAAAGGACATGATAAAAATTCCTAAAGTTTGACAAAGGAATAGGAAAGCGGATAATGACTAATCGCGGCTCGCTTAACTTTCGAAAATCGTCAAGCAGGTCGCACCATTCTTTTTAAATTATAATTGATATTATTTCTTCGCTTTGGCTTTATCTAAAGCAGATTAATGGTTTACGCGTTAAGCGCAGGCCTTTTCTGATGAAGCTAGAAAATATTTAATTGAATAT